CTTGCTCCTATGATAGCAAAAATGTTTGATGCTAAGAGTGTGGCTACTAAAGCATTAGTTGAAACAAAACAAAGTAAAGGTTCCAATATGGGAACTGCTCTTCAAATTGAAATGGCTCTTGAACAAGCCAGAGCTTTTGAAGAAGAACTTAAAATGCTCTTTATGCAGACAGGTAAGATTGATGTCTGGAATAAGATCAAGGCTAGACAAGCTGAGATGGATAGAGACGATGCAGTAGCTATTCGTAAAATGAGAGATGCTGAAAAGAAAGCCAAAGAAAAAGAACAAGAAATAAATGAAATAGCTATGATTATAGGTGGTTCATTCTTTGTTTTGTTCTTACTCTTTGTTGGTGTTAACGAATTAGTAAACTTCTGTGCAACTACACATAGGTGTGGAAGATGAATGAGTATCAGAAGACATTTGATTTATGCTTAAAGATATTTGTGTATGGTCTTGTGGCTTTATACTTCTTAGGTTTTCTTAAATTTCTTCCCGATGATCTTTCTAATAAGATTGTTGCTTTATTATTAAGTAAGATAGGATTATAATATGTTAGATATTTTAAGTGGTGGTATTTTAGGATCACTATTCGGTGGTATATTTAGGATGGCCCCTGAAGTCCTCAAGTGGTTAGATAAGAAGAATGAACGTGAGCATGAGCTTAATATGTTTAAGTTTCAGTGTGACTTGGAAGCTCAACGAGGCCAACAGAAGTTAGCTGAGATAGGCGCTCAACGTGAAGCCGCTATCGATGTGGGTGTTATGGGAGCTTTCCAGTCAGCTATTGAACAACAAGCTGAGATGGTTAAGTCTGCTGGTGGATGGGTAGCTTCTTTGTCTGCCTCAGTACGCCCTGTAGTAACATACTGGATCTTAGCCCTGTGGTCATTTGTTCATGTATGGTTGGCTTACAACTCATGGATTAATGGTATGCCTCCAGTAGAAGTATTTAAGGTAATGATGTCAGCAGATTTTGCGGCTCTTGTCTCTGGTACTCTTAACTACTGGTTCCTTGACAGAACACTCAGCAAACGTGGACTATGAACTTAACATTAGCCGCAGACCTATGTAAACATTTTGAGGGCTTTAGATCTAAGCCCTACTTATGTCCTGCTAACGTAGCTACTATTGGTTACGGCAGTACATATTACGCTGACGGTAAGAAAGTAACGCTTCAGGATCCTCCTATGAGTGAACCTGAGGCTTACGAATTACTCCTCAAAGAATTACACCATACCTATTTACCCGGAACACTTAGGTATTGTCCTGTGCTAGCCACAGATGAAAAGAAATTAAATGCCATTGTTGACTTCTGTTACAATTTAGGCGTAGGCAGGTTACAATCAAGCACATTAAGACGTAAGATTAATGAGCAAGACTGGGAAGCCGCCAAGACAGAACTAATGAAATGGAACAAAGGTGGGGGAAAAGTACTGGCTGGTCTTGATAAAAGACGAAAGGCTGAATGTGCTTTACTTGGTACCTAATAGTAATAAAAAGGATATCTTATGGCAACATCAATCACAGACCTAGGTAAGGGAGGTCTCAACACAGACTTGTCCCCCTTAATTGTTCCTCCTAATGTTTTCTCTGATGTGTTAAACGTTAGGTTTGACGACAATGCAGTACAAACAATTACAGGCGAAACAGCATACAGAACAATTGGACTGCAACCTACCTATGGTATACACTGGAAAAGACCTGATCAAGGTTATAATATCTTCGCTAAGAATGGTGGTATTATCCGTGTAGATGCTGCTGGTAATCAGTCAACAATGTTTTCATCTGCTGATGCCGCATATACAGACAGTGATTGGCAAGGCACTTATTTTAATGGTGGCTTTGCTATTATACTTAACAATGGAACAACAACACCGTTATATTGTTTGTTTGGTTCAGCATCAGCTGGATCTACATTTCAATACCTACCCGGATGGAACTATGCGGCAGGTCTTACAGTAACTGCTAAAGTAATTAGATCTTTAAACTATTCTTTGATTGCGGCTAACTTAACATTAAATGATGCTGGTGTTATTACATATGCCCCAGGAACAGTAAGGATATCTGTACAGGCTCCTACTGGTAACGTTCCTCAAGTATGGTTACCCGGAGTAACAACAGACACAGCTGATGAGTTTGAGTTAAGTTCAACATCTCAAGTACTCGATATGCTTGACCTACGTGGCAACATGTTTATTTATTCTGAAGACAGTATTAACATTCTTACTATTGGGACTAACACAAAAGTAACTCCATACTCAAAGTCTTATGGCATACTTGCTACAGACTGTGTATGTGAGTTTGATGGTAATCACTTTGTGGTAGATCGTAATGATATCTATATTCATAATGGTTCAGGTAATATTGAGTCTATCGCTGACTTCCGTATCAAAAAGTATTTCTTTAATAACCTTAATAAAAGTCAAACTAATAAGGTTCATGTTGTACGTAATCCTTTCTTCAAAGAAATCTGGATTAACTATCCTAAGGGATCTGCAACAACCTGTACTGAAGCTCTTATCTTTAACTACAAAAATAATACATGGACAAAGAGACAGTTAGCTAATGTTACTTATACATTTAATGCTCCACAAAATGTGAGTAATACTTTTAATTATGCTAAACAAGAGTTATTGTTTACAACTAATTCTTCACAAACACTTATTACAAATGATGCTTACTTAATGTATAATGGTACAACATTTGCATCCTATGATTCTTATATATCTAAAAAGATAAATACAGGAGACTTAACTGGTAGCTCTCTTATCAACGCTATATACCCCGTATTTGATAAAGTATCTGGTTCAGCTAGTATCAGTATTAAAGTACTTGGTCAAAATAATTATATAGATAATCCCACATATACGTCTGCTGATGTATTTACATTTCTCCCTAACAATCAAAAGTCTCAAGGATACAAGGTTGATCCCAGAGTTAATGGTCGTGTAATGAATATTTATATTACATCAACAGACTACTGGAGACTTCCTACTCTTTCATTTGATATGCGACCAGCTGATCGGAGGTAATCTATGTTTAATCCTCCTATAACGGGTAACAAAGAGCTTGATGCTTACTTATATGATGTACATACTAATTTAGTAGATGCTGATAATGGAACAGCAGAAGTAACTCCTGACATTCCCGGTGGAGATCCAGCTACCTATCCTTATCAGTATCTTCAAATTAAATATGGAGATGATAACGTAGGTACTGGCTTCTCTAATACTCCTACTAATAAAACTTATTTTGGTTTACATAACAGTAATACACCACTTGAGTCAACTAATCCAGCAGACTATACTTGGTATTTATCTGCTACTCCTTTTGGTACTACTCAGTTTCTTTATTATCTTATTCTTGGTGGTAGAAAGATTAAGTTTGCTGTTAACAATGCACTTCCAGACTACAAGTGGAAACAAGATAGTGGTGTAGCAGTTGACTTAGATGTCCTTGTTCCTCCATTTACTATATCTGCAGATGAGATATTAGCTAATGCTGTTACTGAACTTAAGATTGCTAACAATGCAGTTACTGCAACTAAGATTACTGTTGCGGCATTAGATCAGATATTTGGTAATTTAAACCCTAATACTGTTACTGCAACTCAGATTGCTACTAATGCAGTTACTGAATTAAAAATTCTTAATGGTGCTATTACTAATAATAAAATTGGTACTGCTGTAATTACTGGTGATAAAATACTTGCCAACACTATTACAGGTAGTCTTATTGCAGCAGAAACTATTGGTGCTCAAGCTATTGCGGCTGGAGCTATTACGGCAGTTAAGATTGATGCAGGTGCTGTTACAGCAGATAAAATTCTGGCAGGATCAGTTACTGCTGCAAAGATTAATGTTAATGAATTAGCCGCTATTAGTACAGTAACAGGTAACCTAACAGTAGGGTCAACTGGTTTCTTACGTGGTGGTCAAACAGACTTTAATACAGGAACAGGTTTCTTTTTAGGATACAGTTCAACTACTTATAAATTTTCTATTGGTAACGCTACAAATAATATTTTATGGAATGGTTCAGCATTAGAGATTAATGGTGCGTCTATTAGGGTAGGTACTGGTGGTGCTCCCGGTGGTTCCTCATTTTATGTTAGTACTACTGGTGTTGTTTACATAGATAACATCTTTGGTGGTTTTGGTTATTTTGATAATTCAAGATATCCGTCTACTGTTGCTTTAACAGGAACAACATGGCAAGCTCAATTAGGGGTTTCAGGTTATGTAGCTGCTGCTAACTCTAGTGCTTTTGCTCATGGTGTTGGCGGTAGAAATCAATACAACGGTACATCAGGTCTTATTGGAGTAGCTAATGGATATGACTTTTATGCTGATGGATCAGGTACTAACTATGGACCATTTACTGGCAACCACGATTTCTTAATACCCGTTGGACAAACATTAACACCCGGAGACTTAGTTGCAGACGTTACTTGTATAGCTCGTAATGGATGGTCTAATGCTATATTCCAAGTAGAAAAATCATCTCAGCCTAATCAAGCAGGAGTCAGAGGTGTTTTCATTGGTGAGTTAAGACCATTGTCTTCTGTTCAACCCCCTGTGTTTATTGATCATTGGGAAGAGTATGAAAAAACTTCAAAGGCAGTTATGACTGCTCAATACGAAGCAATTAAAGACAGTTATCTATTTGGCTCTATGAGTTCACTTGGTGAAGGTCAGATGCAAGTATGCGGAGAAAACGGTAATATATCTATTGACACTTTGTTAGTGTCTTCTAGTACAGCTGGAGTTGCAATGGCACAGTCAGATGATATTATCCGAGGAAAAACTATTGCTAAAGCTCGTGAGTCTATTGTGTTTAATTCTCCAACAGAGATTAAAACAGTAGCTTGTATTTACATATCAGGTTAATTATGAAAATTATTTTACTATCGCCCGACCAGACAGTACAACACTGGTCAACACTCTCCATATTACTTCAGAAAGTAATTGAACATGGACAAGGAGAATCTACATTAACAGACTATCTTAAAAAGATTCTAAATGAGTACGTTCAATGTTGGGCAGTAGTAGATGATGATCTAAACATTATTGGTGCTGGTTTAACTCAATACTTACAATACTCTCAATATAAAACACTTCATATAATTGCTTTCTCTGGAAGCGACTTTGAAGAACAATCTAAGGTGTTCCCTACAGTGGAACAATTTGCCCGTGATTCTGGCTGTAAAGCCATTGAACAATGGGGTCGTCCAGGATGGGCAAAGGTACTACCAAAGTATGTATCTGGATTTAAAGAAGCTTACGTAGTAATGCGAAAGGATTTAGAATGAAATATAAAATTAATGGTTCTATTAAAAAGAACTACGGTGGCGGTGGTGGTGGTACTGTAAGTAGTATTCCTGCATGGGCGCAACCATACATGGAGAATGTTGGTAGAGCAGCTGAGACAGGTTATTCTTCAGGTGATCTTGGTAAAGTAGCAGGTGCTTCTACACTACAACAACAAGCGTTTGGTCAAGGTGCTAATTTATTAGGTGGAACAACTGCTGGAACATTAGCTTCATTACAAGCACAAAACCAGAGGCTAAGTAATCTGGCATCAACACCTTCTGCAGAGGTATTAGCCGCACAAAAAGCTAGTATTGTTCAGGATGCACAAAAGCGGGTTGCGGGTCTTAATACAAATTTTGGTCAATCAGGTACACTAGGTTCTGCACGACAAGCCGTTATGCAGGGTGCTCAGAACGCTGAAACTACAGGTGCACTTGCTAAAGTAGATGCAGACTATGAAGCTCAAATGTTTAAGAATCGTCTTGCAGCTGAACAAGCTATTCAATCAGGTGCTCAAACAGCTTCTGGTGTTGCTAATCAAGGTGTATCAGGTATTGCTAACCTTGGTAATCAGCAACGTGGTATTGATCAACAAGGTCTTGACGCAGGTTGGCAAGGTTTACAACGTTATGCTTCTACTATTTATGGTAATCCTGCACGACAACAAGCTTCTGGAGGCAAATAATGGCTGGAGAATTAGGAACACCTACCCAAGGTAATACAGGGGCTAATGTATTTGCTGTACCAACACAAGCACAAAATCAAACAACAGGTACACCTACCCAGAATGCTATGCAAACAGGGCCAACAACAAATCAAACAAGTAGTCTTAATAATTTAATTCAAAATCAGAATGTAGCAGGTGGCAAGGGTGGTGGTATGATGCAACCACAAAAGACTGCTATGGGTACACCTATTACTTACGGTAATACTTATCTACCACAAAGTCAAACAGTAGCTAATACTCCAGCACCTGTAGTTGATACCAATATTAATTATGGTAGTTATGATGGTGGAGGTGGAGGTGACGGTGGCTTTGCAGACGGTACTACGTCTGTTCCCGGTTATGCTTATGGTAGTACATCTGTAGCAGGTTATGCACAAGGTACTATGGGAGCTGATGAAGATGATCCTTGGAATTGGACTAAGAAAGAACAAGTAGCACCATTAGCCGCATCTATTAAACCTTCAGAGGCGGTTATCCCTCAAGCTGTTCCTGATGCAACAGAACAATATCTGGGCCAACAAGCTACGGCTATGGGAACTAATGCTGCTGCAAAAGGAATTGATGCGGCATACAAAGCTTATAATGCACCATTAACTACTAATGCTATTAGTACTATGGGTACTACTGCTAGCGGTGCTCCTGTTGCTTTGACTAATGCTGGTGCTTTGTCAGCTCCTGCATCTACTAGTTTATATGCTTTAAACGCTCCTGCTACAATTGGTGGAGCTGTGCAAGGAGTTGCTCCTACTGCTTCTTCATTAATACCAACAGTAGTTGGTGCAGGTGAAGTTGCCGCTCCCTTAGGTAGCTCATTAGCAGGATTAAGCACT